ACGATAGCGAGCTGGCCCTTTTTTGTCTCCGGTTCTATAGATGACAATGATATCTCCTCTTTTCATTCCCATCACAGAACGCATTCCACATATGTAAATTTTATGAATGCTGTTAGCATGGGATATATCTTTGACAATATCTGGTGATTCATTTACAAGTTTTGAATCAGGGAATAGTCTAGTGTGATATTCGGGATAAATCGCCAGTAAATATTTGTTGGCTCTTGATGTCATTATTCGAGGGTAATCTAATAAAATATCACCATAAGGCTCATGCAAAGACCTCGCATATACAAACTCTTTCCCGTTATGTGTTTCTTTTTCACCATGAATGTAAAATCCGTACGTTTGGAAAAGTTTTATTAGATGGACGTGTTTGTCGAAAACAGTAACATAAATATCATCAGATTTTGATGAAAATGCATGGTCAAACGCTTTTTTTAGAAATCGTTGTCCGCGAAGGGTGCCTTTAGATTCAAATTTGAATGTTCCTATCTTTAGATGACGTCCTGGTGGGAGCGCTGGATTAATGTCATTTGCATCATCATTTTCTTTTAGATACATAAAACCTTCGATTTTATGCTTGTCATCATAGAGCACATAAGCTGATTCTCCTTCTCTGGCTTTTTTTTCTAACCAAAGAGGAAACTCTTTATAATCTTTTTTTAAAGAGTCAAAAAATGGGTCATTGTGATCAAAATCAGAGAATTTCTCATATTTTAAAGTATCCATTAAGTTCTCCATTCTAAAATGAATAATTAAGTTGTTTTACTGAATGAGCACAATGCCCGGTTGATAATTTTTAATTGGTACTATCCATGCTTCCTATACGTCTGCGGCATGCTCCCAATAACTTTCCCGAAGATAAACACCCGGTTCATCTCGTCTTTCTCGATTGGGTCCCACGGTGAGTAGCTCTTGTTATCAGAGATAACCAGCAGTTTATCCTTCATCATTTGCAGGCGCTTTACATGGGCTGTGTCGTCGTACAGAAACGCATAGATACCATCACCGTCGAAAGATTTAACCGTGATATCAACGAACAGCAGATCACCAGGTTCAATCGTTCCTGACATGCTGTCACCGCGTACGTTAATGATGCGGATATTTTCTGCCTTCCTGCCATCGAACATGTGACGAGCATCGTCAAACGAGTACTCAACCGAGCGTAGGACTTCTACAAACTCACGGTTGATGACACCCGGCCCGGCACTCACTTCTATATCAAGAACGTCAATCTTAAAGTATTTGGAATGGCTGACAGTTGGTTGTATTGGTTGCACTGTACTGTCTGACATATTTCCAACGCCAGAAGATAACCATTCTGCGCGCACACCCAAAGCGTTCGCGATCTCCACGATTTTAGTTGTTTGATTAGCTTTCCCTGTTTCGATTTTCTGAATAGCAGCTTGGCTAACCCCGACCAAATCCCCAAGCGCCTTTTGTGTAAGGCCTCGCGCTAATCTGGCTTCTTTAAGTCTTTCTGAGAGTGTTGTTTTCATAGTTCAAATGTACAACCAAGGTTTTATTCCATCAAACGAAAATGGTTGTTGACTAAAAACAACCATAGTTTTAATCTTGATTCAAATTAACCACGGAGGTTGTTATGAACCCAGCTATTAAAACAGCGATCAATATCGTTGGTTCACAAAAGAAACTGGGCGCTGCTTGCGAAGTTTCACAGCAGGCCGTCTATAAGTGGCTTCACAACAAAGCAAAGGTATCCCCTGAACATGTCGGCAGCATTGTTACGGCTACTGGTGGAGTAGTGAAGGCACACCAGATTCGCCCGGATCTTCCGAAGTTGTTTCCACACACCGAAAAGAACGCAGCTTAAATTTCCATTTCACGCTCTTTAACAATAAGCAATCAACTTAACAGTCAATTCAAACTAAAGGAGTCAATTATGCAACCACTTACATACCAACAGACTAGCGGATTTAGCCCGACTGCGGTGATAAATCGTTCTCAAACAAAACAGGTGCCAGGCCACGAAAAAATCCGTGATGCCGTCCGCGCCTGGTCGGCTGAAGATAATCAGGATGTCGTTGCCACACTCATTGTGAATGAGTATCGGGAGCAGGGCGGCGGCACCATCGATTTCCCTGATGATGTCAGCCGTGCACGCCAGAAGCTGTTCCGCTTCCTCGATAACAAATTCGATTCTGAAAAATACCGAAATAACGTGCGTGAACTGACCCCGGCAATTCTGGCGGTACTACCGCTGGAATATCGCGGTTACCTGGTTGAGCAGGATAGCTTTATGGCTAGGTTGGCTGAAATGGAAAAGGAACTCAGTGAGGCAAAACAGGCTGTCATTCTCAACGCACCACGCCACCAGAAACTGAAGGAAATTAGTGAAGGTATTGTGTCGATGTTTCGTGTGGACCCAGATCTGGCTGGTCCACTGATGGCGATGGTCACCACCATGCTGGGGGCAATATGACAGGTTCAGAAATGGCGAAAGCCGGTCTGCTGGAACAGAACCGACTTTCAGGTGCAAATCGTAACGCACTCATTGCGGGAGGAATTATGGCAAACACTGCTGAGATATTCAATTTTCCAGTGCCGGATGTGGCACAAAAGGAGCCGCGCGTGGCAGATCTCGATGATGGTTATACGCGCATTGCAAATGAGTTGCTGGAAGCTGTGATGCTGGCCGGATTAACACAGCACCAGCTTCTGGTCTTCCTGGCTGTCATGCGCAAAACATATGGCTTTAATAAAAAACTGGATTGGGTGAGCAACGAGCAACTTTCCGAATTGACCGGGATATTGCCGCACAAGTGTTCTGCTGCAAAAAGCGTTCTGGTAAAGCGTGGGATTCTTATTCAGAGCGGGCGGAATACCGGCATTAATAATGTGGTCAGTGAATGGTCAACATTACCCGAATCAGGTAAGAAAAATAAAGTTTACCTGAAAGAGGTAAATTTACCTGAATCAGGTAAAAAAAGTTTACCCAAATCAGGTAAAGACGTTTACCCGAATCAGGTAAACACAAAAGACAAAATAACAAAAGACAATATAAAACCTTATTCGTCCGAGAATTCTGGCGAATCCTCTGACCAGCCAGAAAACGACCTTCCTGTGGTGAAACCGGATGCTGCGATTCAGAGCGGCAGCAAGTGGGGGACAGCAGAAGACCTGACCGCCGCAGAGTGGATGTTTGACATGGTGAAGACCATCGCGCCATCAGCCAGAAAACCGAATTTTGCAGGGTGGGCTAACGATATCCGCCTGATGCGTGAACGTGACGGACGTAACCACCGCGACATGTGCGTGCTGTTCCGCTGGGCATGCCAGGACAACTTCTGGTCCGGTAACGTGCTAAGTCCGGCCAAACTCCGTGACAAGTGGACCCAACTCGAAATCAACCGTAACAAGCAACAGGCTGGAGTGACAGCCGGAAAATCAAAACTGGACCTGACAAACACTGACTGGATTTATGGGGTGGATTTATGAAAAACATCGCCGCACAAATGGTTAACTTTGACTGTGAGCAGATGCGCCGGATCGCCAACAACATGCCGGAACAGTACGACGAAAAGCCACAGGTACAGCAGGTAGCGCAGATCATCAACGGTGTGTTCAGGCAGTTACTGGCAACTTTCCCGGCGAGCCTGGCTAACCGTGACCAGAATGAACTGAACGAAATCCGCCGCCAGTGGGTTCTGGCTTTCCGGGAAAACGGGATCACCACAATGGAACAGGTTAACGCAGGAATGCGCGTAGCCCGTCGGCAGAATCGACCATTCCTGCCATCACCCGGGCAGTTTGTGGCCTGGTGCCGGGAAGAAGCATCCGTTAACGCCGGGCTGCCAAACGTCAGCGAGCTGGTTGATATGGTTTACGAGTATTGCCGGAAGCGTGGCCTGTATCCGGATGCAGAGTCTTATCCGTGGAAATCGAACGCGCATTACTGGTTGGTTACCAACTTGTACCAGAACATGCGGGCCAATGCGCTGACTGACGCGGAATTACGGCGCAAGGCTGCCGATGAACTGACCTGTATGACAGCGCGAATTAACCGTGGTGAGACGATACCTGAACCAGTAAAACAACTTCCTGTTATGGGCGGTAGACCTCTAAATCGTGCACAGGCTCTGGCGAAGATCGCAGAAATTAAAGCTAAGTTCGGACTGAAAGGAGCAAGTGTATGACGGGCAAAGAGGCAATTATTCATTACCTGGGGACGCATAAGAGCTTCTGTGCACAGGACGTTGCCGCGGTAACAGGCGCAACCGTAACCAGCATAAATCAGGCTGCGGCTAAAATGGCGCGGGCAGGAATCCTGGTCGTTGATGGTAAGGTCTGGCGAACGGTGTATTACCGGTTCGCTACCAGAGAAGAACGGGAAGGAAAGGTGAGCACGAATCTGATTTTTAAGGAGTGTCGCCAGAGTGCCGCGATGAAACGGGTATTGAGGGTATATAAAAGAACATCAATGGGTACACAATGATGAAACAGGTGAGTTGAGTTCAAACTGTAGTACAATTCTCTCCAGTTTGAACAGGAAAGAATATTCTATGAACCCTTATATTTATCTTGGTGGTGCAATACTTGCAGAGGTCATTGGTACAACCTTAATGAAGTTTTCAGAAGGTTTTACACGGTTATGGCCATCTGTTGGTACAATTATTTGTTATTGTGCATCATTCTGGTTATTAGCTCAGACGCTGGCTTATATTCCTACAGGGATTGCTTATGCTATCTGGTCAGGAGTCGGTATTGTCCTGATTAGCTTACTGTCATGGGGACTTTTCGGCCAACGGCTGGACCTGCCAGCCATTATAGGCATGATGTTGATTTGTGCCGGTGTGTTGGTTATTAATTTATTGTCACGAAGCACACCACATTAAAAATAATTTGTTTCTAAACGACTAAAATATGGAGGCTCTTATATTTATATGAGCCTCGTTTTATGCTTTTTGTTAATGTCTTTATTTTTTTATGTATTCTTTTGTGCTTTCAAGATTATGGCGTAAGAAAATTGCAATACGATTATTGTTGTATATTCAAGATAATGTGATCTTAATTGTCTTTTTAAATAAAAATTAAACAAAAATTATATCCCACCACTAAGGTTTATAAAAGCATACGTTAGCAGGTGTCACCATGAAAAAAGCCATAGCATATATGCGATTTTCATCACCAGGTCAGATGTCTGGCGACTCATTAAACCGACAGAGAAGACTTATTGCTGAATGGTTAAAGGTAAATAGTGATTATTATCTTGATACCATAACATATGAAGATTTAGGATTAAGTGCATTCAAAGGAAAGCATGCACAATCAGGAGCTTTTTCGGAATTTTTAGATGCTATAGAGCATGGTTATATATTGCCAGGAACTACATTGTTAGTTGAAAGTCTGGACAGACTTTCAAGAGAAAAAGTCGGTGAAGCGATTGAACGTCTGAAATTGATTTTGAATCACGGTATTGATGTTATAACTCTTTGCGACAATACAGTCTATAATATTGACTCTTTGAATGAGCCATATTCATTAATAAAAGCCATACTTATAGCACAAAGGGCAAATGAAGAAAGCGAGATAAAGTCAAGTCGGGTTAAATTATCATGGAAGAAAAAACGGCAGGATGCACTGGAATCAGGTACGATTATGACGGCGTCTTGTCCGAGATGGCTCTCCTTAGATGACAAAAGAACGGCTTTTGTTCCAGACCCCGACAGGGTGAAAACTATTGAGCTAATTTTTAAACTCAGGATGGAAAGGCGCTCATTGAATGCAATAGCCAAGTATTTAAATGATCATGCTGTAAAGAATTTCTCAGGAAAAGAAAGTGCATGGGGACCTTCTGTAATTGAAAAATTATTAGCGAATAAAGCTCTGATAGGTATATGCGTACCTTCATATCGTGCAAGAGGGAAAGGGATAAGTGAAATCGCTGGCTATTATCCCAGAGTCATATCAGATGATTTGTTTTACGCTGTACAGGAAATTCGGTTGGCACCTTTTGGTATTAGCAATAGTAGCAAGAATCCTATGCTAATAAATCTACTTCGAACAGTTATGAAGTGTGAGGCTTGTGGTAATACCATGATTGTTCATGCGGTATCTGGAAGTTTGCATGGCTATTATGTTTGTCCGATGAGAAGATTACATCGATGTGACAGGCCATCAATAAAAAGAGATTTGGTTGATTATAATATCATTAATGAATTGCTTTTTAATTGTAGCAAAATTCAACCAGTTGAAAACAAGAAAGATGCTAATGAAACTTTAGAGTTAAAAATTATTGAGCTTCAGATGAAAATTAATAATTTAATCGTTGCATTGTCTGTCGCGCCTGAAGTTACCGCTATAGCAGAGAAAATAAGACTATTAGATAAGGAATTACGAAGGGCTTCGGTATCATTGAAAACTTTGAAGAGTAAAGGTGTAAATTCATTCAGTGATTTTTATGCTATTGACTTAACCAGTAAAAATGGACGAGAGTTATGCCGTACACTTGCCTATAAAACATTCGAAAAAATCATAATTAATACGGATAATAAAACCTGTGATATCTATTTTATGAATGGCATTGTTTTTAAACACTATCCTTTAATGAAAGTAATATCTGCCCAGCAGGCGATAAGTGCTCTCAAATATATGGTTGATGGTGAGATTTATTTCTAAATAATGATCTCGGATTTTAAGTTATGCTATGATGATAAAGTGCAAGACAGAATTAATTATCTTTAACGAAACTTAATGGGTAATTACTTTGTTTGCTCCCACAAGCGAGTTTTGTACGGCTGTATTGGGGTAGTAAATGAGCTATACAATCTTAATCATTTGTTAGGTGAGAACTCTTGGTCGCAGATTCAAATACTGAAAATACGTGACAAATTATTATGAGCAAAATGGTGTATGTCACGTATTTTGAATGGTAGGTTAAAAAATAACACCGACTTTCGTAGGTATTACTAATAATAAAGCAGAGTTTTTAGATAGTATCAATGTGCTTTGTGTATATTGTGGCAAATAATTGGGTTGGGGGTACAATTGTGATTGCTTTTGCATGAACATTGCGCCTTTATGCATAATGAGATAAAGGAATATCAAATAAAATAACGATAGGTCATAACAAAGAGGTTTTTATGAAAACACTTATCGTTTCAACTGTATTGGCATTCATAACATTTTCTGCGCAGGCTGCAGCATTTCAGGTCGCTAGTAATGAAATAAAAACAGGAGAGCAACTTACAACGTCTCATGTCTTTTCTGGATTTGGGTGTGAAGGTGGTAATACATCGCCCTCATTAACCTGGTCTGGTGTTCCTGAAGGTACCAAAAGCTTTGCCGTAACTGTATATGATCCAGATGCACCTACAGGCAGTGGTTGGTGGCATTGGACTGTTGTTAATATTCCAGCAACAGTAACATATTTGCCCGTTGATGCAGGGAGACGTGATGGAACAAAACTGCCGACTGGTGCTGTTCAAGGCCGAAATGATTTTGGCTATGCTGGGTTTGGTGGCGCATGTCCTCCTAAAGGAGATAAACCACATCATTACCAGTTTAAAGTATGGGCTCTAAAAACTGAAAAGATTCCTGTAGATTCTAACTCCAGCGGAGCGTTAGTTGGTTATATGCTTAATGCTAATAAAATCGCAACCGCTGAGATAACACCAGTTTATGAGATAAAGTAGGGTGAGAGTATGCTGGCAAGAGGTAAGACTAACTTAAAGATCGAAGAAATACGGATGCATAAACATCATGAGATTCATAGGGTTAAGCCTCTTATGCCAGCTTTGTGTCGTATCCGTCAGGGAAAGAAAGTTATCAATTGGGAGACGCATACTTTAACTGTTGATAATAATCAAATAATATTATTTCCTTGTGGTTATGAATTTTATATTGAGAATTATCCTGAAGCAGGGCTTTATCTTGCAGAAATGCTTTACTTACCCATTGATTTAATTGAGAGTTTCCAAAAGCTTTATACGGTAACTGATCAAATACGTAACAAAACAAGTTTCTTTTTACCTCAGAATCCTGAGTTAATATATTGTTGGGAGCAACTAAAAACATCTGTTTCCCGAGGCTTCTCAACTAAAATTCAGGAGCACTTAGCAATGGGCGTTCTACTTTCGTTAGGAGTGAATCATGTTAATCATTTACTTTTATCATATAGTAAACAATCATTGATAAGTCGTTGTTATAACCTGCTGCTATCCGAACCCGGCACAAAATGGACAGCAAACAAGGTTGCTCGATATCTCTACATTTCTGTTTCTACATTACATCGCCGTCTAGCAAGCGAGGGGGTAAGTTTCCAAAGTATACTGGACGATGTGAGGTTAAATAATGCGTTGTCTGCTATACAAACGACGGTAAAACCTATAAGCGAGATTGCCAGAGAAAATGGTTATAAGTGTCCTTCGCGTTTTACTGAAAGATTTCATAATCGTTTTAATATAACACCAAGAGAGATAAGAAAAGCTTCCAGAGAGTAAAAGTGTTTTAAGAAGGAGCAATTCTATCGATTTTGATTTTGGGAAATCAACACGGCATAATTATGTCACCGGAGCCTGAACAACTCCGGTGACTTCTGCGCTAAACGGGGACGTTTATGCGCACATACAATCCAAACTCTCTTCTCCCTTCACAGATGCAGAAATGCACCTGCAATTCTTTGCATCTAGCGTTTGACCTCTGCGGAGGTGAAGCGTGAACCTCTCACAAGACGGCATCAAATTACATCGCGGCAACTTCACCGCTATCGGTCGGCAGATCCAGCCTTATCTGGAGGAGGGCAAATGCTTTCGCATGGTGCTTAAACCGTGGCGTGAGAAACGCAGTCTTTCCCAGAATGCACTCAGCCACATGTGGTACAGCGAAATCAGTGAATACCTCATCAGCAGGGGTAAAACGTTCGCCACTCCAGCTTGGGTAAAAGATGCTCTCAAACACACATATCTCGGTTATGAAACCAAAGACCTGGTTGATGTCGTAACCGGTGATATCACCACTATCCAGTCGTTACGCCATACCTCCGATCTTGATACCGGAGAGATGTATGTCTTCCTGTGTAAGGTTGAAGCCTGGGCGATGAATATTGGTTGCCATCTGACTATTCCGCAGAGCTGCGAGTTCCAGCAGCTCCGTGACAAGCAGGAGGCGTAATGGCTACACCGCTTATTCGTGTCATGAACGGACACATCTACAGAGTATCAAATCGTCGTAAGCGTAAGCCTGAGCTGAAGCCATCCGAAATACCAACACTGCTCGGATATACCGCTAGCCTGGTTGATAAAAAATGGTTGCGACTGGCAGCAAGGAGGAATCATGGCTGATTTGAGAAAAGCAGCGCGTGGTCGGGAATGCCAGGTAAGAATCCCTGGCGTATGTAATGGCAATTCTGAAACGTCTGTACTGGCACATATCCGGCTGGCTGGATTGTGCGGTACCGGTATCAAACCGCCAGACCTGATTGCCACCATTGCATGTTCTGCCTGCCACGACGAAATCGACCGCCGCACACATTTTGTCGATGCTGCATATGCAAAAGAATGCGCGCTGGAAGGTATGGCGAGAACACAGGTTATCTGGCTGAAAGAGGGGGTTATTAAGGCGTGAATACCTACAGTATCACATTACCCTGGCCTCCGAGCAATAATCGCTATTACCGCCATAATCGCGGGCGCACGCACGTCAGTGCAGAGGGGCAGGCATACCGCGATAACGTCGCCCGAATCATTAAAAACGCAATGCTGGATATCGGCCTGGCTATGCCTGTGAAAATCCGCATTGAGTGCCACATGCCGGATCGCCGTCGCCGTGACCTGGATAATCTGCAAAAAGCCGCTTTTGACGCACTCACTAAAGCAGGTTTCTGGCTGGATGATGCTCAGGTCGTTGATTACCGCGTTGTGAAGATGCCTGTTACCAAAGGTGGGAGGCTGGAACTGACCATCACCGAAATGGGGAATGAATGATGTTTGAGTTTAATATGGCAGAACTTCTTCGCCACCGCTGGGGGCGTCTGCGCTTATATCGTTTCCCCGGTTCTGTTTTGACCGATTACCGAATACTGAAGAATTACGCCAAAACCCTGACAGGAGCAGGAGTATGAAGTCAGAGATAACAATCAACTAATACTGTTTTGTTGATTTTTGCTTGTAATTGGCGTTCTGGTCTGATTTTTGTGGAGTAAGTTGATGCGTGATATTCAGATGGTTCTTGAGCGTTGGGGAGCGTGGGCGGCTAATAATCATGAAGATGTGACCTGGTCGTCCATTGCCGCCGGTTTTAAGGGACTGATCCCCGAAAAAGTAAAATCACGCCCGCAGTGCTGTGACGATGATGCGATGGTGATATGCGGGTGTATAGCCCGCCTTTACCGGAACAATCGCGATCTGCATGACTTGCTGGTTGATTATTACGTGTTGGGGGAGACGTTCATGGCGCTGGCACGGAAACATGGGTGCTCTGACACCTGTATAGGTAAACGCCTTCACAAAGCGGAGGGGATTGTTGAAGGCATGCTGATGATGCTGGGAGTGAGGCTTGAGATGGATCGGTATGTTGAGCGTGAATTGCCGGGAGGGAGAACCTCTGTATTTTATCAGCGAAAAAATAGTTTACGATCGTAAAAATCTGCATATCATGATAAGAGTGGTTACATTGCCACGCTGCTTATTAACCCGCCGATGCGCGGGTTTTTTTGTACCCAGAATCCTGTGAGCTATACGGAAAGTACACAGAAAGGAAGGTGCGACCACAATTAATAACAAAATCTTAAAAATTGCACATGGCACTATTAGTTTTCTAAATATTGTGTATTTTTTGTATTGCAGGATGACCCTGTAACGAAGTTTGCGTAACAGCATTTTGCTCTACGAGTTTGCCAGCCTCCCCCAGTGGCTGGCTTTTTTATGTCCGTAGCGTCAAAGCAGCAATGTCGCTGGGGCGTCGTGCAATTGGCGTTGAGCTGGAGACTGAACGTTTTGAGCAGACGGTCAGGGAAGTTCAGGATTTAGTCAGTCAGAACGGATGATATTGCAGGATTAGTTACGTACCGTTATTATCCTGCGCCCGGCCCTTTAGCTCAGTGGTGAGAGCGAGCGACTCATAATCGCCAGGTCGCTGGTTCAAATCCAGCAAGGGCCACCATATCACATACCGCCATT